TGAGGTGCTGGAGTTTCGACTAATAGACTAAGCGCCATATTATTATTTATATTCAAAGCTATTGAGATTTCCTATTAAAGCAAATTAATCCTGTTTCTGAATAATGGCCAAATTGAGTTATATCTTCTTTAGGCAGATCAACATTGTTAAGAATATCTAGACTTACCTTCATTTATCTACTTATCCCAAGTTCTTTTTCAGTCAAGATAAGAAAAGAGTAGTTTCTTTGTTCACACCATTTTTTTGCTGCAGCCCATTTAGCTTGATTTTGTACATATCTTTCACTTTCGTATACTAATGTAGAGTGTTTCTTTTTACCTGCTACAGGCTTTTGTACTTGTGTGCTAGGTTTAATTTCAACAACATATTTTTTAATTACCTCGTTATCTTTAACAGCTATTACTCCATCGGTAAAATATCTATGAACTTTACCATCGACAGGGTTGGTGTATGGAATAATAATCGATTCACTAGCCCATTCAACAATTTTTGGATTATCATCGCACCATCTAAAAAATTTTAACTCCCACCCGGATCTGTAAACAGGAGTACCTCTTCCAACATATTTTGATGTATTTTTAGGTTTAAAAATACCTTGTCTAAATTTACCAGATCTATTTAAAGGAATCATTATCCAACGAAAAATTGGGGAGGCGCACCATCGCCAAATCCTGTTGACCCACCTTGGAATAATTTTTCTTCTAATGCTTTCTTTTCTTCTAATCCTTGCGAAAGTAAATCATTATAATTAATTTGACCGCCGCCGAACATTGATGTGCCTGTATATTTTCCTCTTACATTTCCAATAGCTATCTTAGACAATGCTAGAGCATATTGGTATACCCATGGTTCTTTAATGAGATCTCTTAAAGGCCTTTCTACATAACATGATACTACACCAAAAAACCGAGACCCTGAACCCGGTGTTCGAGGTGGTGGGTAAAAAACCATATACTGCGTACGGTCATCAAAAGTAATATAGCGTCTAGTAGCTAAAAGCTTTTCTCTTACTTTAAGCCAATCTTTTAGAACATACCAGCTAATTAAATCAAATCCATAGTTACCCATAGCATAACTAAAATAAGTTTGTTGAGCTAGAGTTTGCTCAATAGTAAACAGCGTATTAACACCTGTATTGGACCCTTCTTCAAAATCTATGATGTCAATTACTTTTCTATAATCCATAATATCATAATCAAAGCTATTAACAATTTTTTCTTGACTGTTAGAAGATGGATCAAAATTAGGTGCAAGTAAACCGTTAAAATTAATGACACTAAGGTAATTTGTTTGAGTGAGTATTTGATTTTCAAATATACCATCCTTGTAAGTAGAGGAAAGCGTTGGTGATGTTGAAAATGTACTAGCGGGCATAAAGGTATTTGATACGTAAACCTTTTTAGAGGGCATATTAGTTTTATTAAAGTTAGGCGTTATGCTAAATAGTTCATCTAACTTTACTCCTTTACCATCTAAGTAAAGATCGGAGTCAAAAACTAAATTTTCTTCTGTATAACCTGCATATTTAGCAAACATTTCGCACGCTATAGAAATATTTTCAAATAGTTGATCGTGATGTATTTCAAGGTTTAATAAAGGCGCTCCCATAGAGCGAACAATTCTATCACCTAATCTTTTAAATGAATCAATCTTACTATTAAGATTAGTACTTTGAAATGCTGTAATCGGCGTTATTTCTGTACAATCCATATAGGTATTTATGTATTATTGTGTTGGAGCTGCACTACCTGCAGGGGCGGATCCACCAGCAACTGGAGCTGTACCGCCAGCTGCGCCACCGGCTTCGGCACCACCTGCTTCACCGCCAGCACCACCTGGAGCGGGTCCAAATGCAGGGGGTACAGCAGAACCTCCAGCACCACCTGCACCAGCAGCTGGCTCTGCACCCGCTTCACCGGGGGTAACCGCACCTACCTCACGCCAATTAGGTCCATTGTTAGTAATTTGATCTAATTCCCAAAGCATTTCTCTATCTTTTCTTAAGAATTCTCTATTAGCCATTAAGTCAGAATCAGACCAGCCAAGATACTTCTTTTGCGCAAACGTCTTTGAAACTAAATCACTTTGTGTAATACTATTAAAGTTTTCTGCTTTAATTTGGAATTTTTGATTCTCTCTTAGTTCGTAGAAATTTGTAGGTACATTAAAATGTAAGTCTAAATGCTGTTCTTTAAGATGCATGTCATCCCAAATCTTTTTAAGTTTAAGATGTGTAATAAATCCGTTCTTAAGACCGCAAGCAAATTTTTGTTGTAATCTTATTATAAAGCGAGCAAACTTTAATTCTTCTCTGAGAATATCTGTACCGTCCCTAAACGCATCATTTTCATCTAATCTTGTTGTAGGTACTTTTAAAGCTTTATAAAGCTTCTTTACAAAATACATCAAGTCGGTTAATTCACCTAGATTAGCTCCACCTTGAAGCTGATCTACTGTTGTTCCTTCTGACCCGGCGCGCTTTGCAAACCAGAAACTATCTAACATACTTTGAGGATTAAATTTTTGTACTGTTGCACCTTGACTGTCGTCATATGTACGGCGAGACCAATAGTTATTCATTAACTTTCTAAGATATGCTTCAGCTTTAGGTGGGGACATATTACCAACATCTACATTAAAGACTAAACGTTCTGGTGCTCTAACTAATCTGTAGATTACAATAGCATCTTCAATAAGAGATAATTGACGATAGGCTCTTCTTGCGTTTTCAATAAAAGGTAATCTTAACGTTTTATTTTCATTCCATATACCAGAATTAATATATGTGACCTGATTAGTATCCATCGGTATAAGTTCGATCTTAACAACTTTACCGGGCGTTTTGGGATCATACACATTCTTTCTAAGCAAATAACCTCTTACTATTTGATTCTGTACATTTTCAAAAATAGGGTCAATTACATCCGTAGGGACAGTAACTACACCTAAAATACCTTCTTCAGGATATTTCTTATGAATAATATGTTCCCAATAAAGCTCAGCATCAACTAATAATTGTCTCAAATACTCCCAACCTCTATTCTCTAAATCAAAATAATTTATATATTTTTGAAATTCTTTCTTAACTTTTTCTTTTTGCTCTTCGGATAAATTTGACTCTTTAAATCTTAATTTAACAATTTCATTATTATCATCTTTATTAATAAACTCATCACAAATTTCATCTAATGCATCTGCTACTTCAGAAAATGCAGCCATTACTCTATAATCCATTAACCTTCTACCCTTATCGGGCTGAATGTTAGCGTACATAAAGTTATGATAATCTTTATTTTGAATTACATTTGCATAAAGGTCATCAGTAAACAATAATGAAGATGAAATAGATTGTCTTGATAATGCCTCTTCTCTATGTGTACCTTTATCGAAAAATTCTTCGTACTTAGGGTTTAGTTTATTAATTTTATCTTCGATTCCTATAGATTGATATGGAAGTTTAGAAGATATAAACTTCATTAAATCTCTACCAAAAGTGCTCTCTCTATTTGAATCTTGTTCAGGCATATATCTTAATTATTTATCAAAAAAAATTAAACTTAAACTGATAAATAGGGTTTTTATCAAATAATATAGTCACTATTAGTAAATGAAGGCTTACCGGATATAGATACCGTTTCTGTCTCATTAACAAGCCCGGAGCTTAATGGATATACTATTGAAGAAGAAGAGAGATCATCATACGTTGTAATATTTGTTTCTACATTAAAATTAGAATCAATTTTATATATATTGCCAACAGATGGTTCAGATCCTGGGAATAACCATCCCTTAATTTGAAAAGTTGTATCGCCTATAATTCTATATTTGTCGTCTGGTCGGAGATCGATAGGGTAAGATAGAGATATATTACCATCCCAAAGAACTTCACTTCTTATTTCTTGAAGAGTAGCGTTTTTAGGGTTAACTAAGCCAATAGGTACCTTCCAAGATAAAATTATATAAGGATTGCTATATGGTACGAAATTAGAAATAATTTGATCCATATCAGTTTGAAATTTAGTTATAATAGACATAGATATACCTATATTAACGGGTATTGGTGTTCTATAAAATTGAGATACATTTTTAGCATCGTTATCAGAAAGCCCTTTAGATATGTAAAACCCTGCTAGTTTATTAAAGACACGTGATTCATCTCTTGATACGCTGGTAATATTAATTGCTACTGCAGGAACTGTTAAATTTTGAGCTTTGTTTACTAAATCATAAAGAACTCTTTGTTTAGGAGCATATACGTATCTTACTTGAACTTTGTTTTGAGCAACTCTATCCTTATCATATCTTTTAATAATAATATCATCAAACGCAGCTGTAAACTGCGTAACTAAATCTTTTACCTCAAAATGATATGTTTCTTTTCTCACATTAATATTTATTAAACTATTCTATCTATAAAATATTTAGGTAATTTATCTTTTACTCGCTTTAATACGTTAACTGTATTACCGTCAAGAATATACGTTGTTGAAAAGTCATGTTTACTTCTTGTTGCTCTACCGCAAGCTTGAACTAAAGCGTTTAACATTTTATTCTCATACCAGTTCTTATCCTCATCAAATAATTTTTTGATATGCTTTGATGAAAGAGGTGGGAATGGTAACTTTATAATAATTTGAAATCTCGCTAAATGATCTTTTAAATCTACTCCAAAAGCAAGGGAGGGTGAAACTAGAATAGTTGGAAAATCACTTTCATAATGCTCTTTAAGAATATCTTCATTTTTCGAAAGATCATCTCTAAATAAAAAGCGTTTATTATTTGATAGCTTACTCTGTATAATTTTTGTTATATCGCGTGAATGAGTGTGTACAATACCTTTCTCTGTCTTATGATGTTCTATAATAGTTTTTATTTGATCACAAATTGCTGGCAATGTATTAGTTAGGTTTTTATAGTTTAACTTATTCTTTGAAGAGACATAGATTGGTGATTTAGTAGCATCAAAGCCGCTGTCACCTTCTACGTACTCGTAATCTGTAATACCTAATGTTCTGGCGAAATTTTTATGATCAATAATTGTTGCAGACATTAATAATATATTATCTGCATAATCAAATATAAATTTTGTTAATTTATTTGCACGTAAGGGTGTAAATGTTACTTTTTTAGAATCTTTATCAACAACAAACTCACATTCTTTCCATAAACCGTCAACGGTCGATAATGAGTTATGTAAATTTTTGAGGTACTGTAATTTAATTTTTTCAGGTTGTGAGAGTGTTCTTTGTTTCTTATTAACACGATTTATAAGTGAGTTTATCTCTTCACTAATATTAAAGATTAGATCGTAAATCCATGCACGAGCTTTATCGTTATCCTCATATAAAAGCGTTTTAAACGTTATATTATATGCCTTAAGTCTATCATAACTTACTTCTGCTGAAAACTGCTTTATTAGTTCGTCTTCTAATTCTGATGCTTCGTCGCAAATAATAAAATTTTTTCTCTTTACATGGCCCGGTAGTGCTAAAAACATTTTATAGTTAAGGACGGCAAATTTAGATAGAACAGCTTTATTTCTTGAGTTGTAATAAGGACATCTATTTTTTTCCCAACATTCATCTCTTATCTTAGATACTAAAACACAAGGTGCTGTATCTACATCAAAATTTTGATCTACATCGCATATGTAGTTAGATTTACCTTTTAGTATATCGGTATCTGGAAATAATTTTAAATACTGGTCTTGTAATGATTTAGTTATGGTTAATGCGAATGTACCGAACGGTGGTTCAGAAAGACAGTCAACTTCATTTATATAGTTACCAAAATAATCCTGCTTATAAGCAGAATACGTATGTATGCTTTCTGTAAATTTATGGGATGGGCTGGAGCTTATTCCGGAAAGCGTTTTAGCTAAAAAACTTTTGCCTGTACCTGTAGGAGCGCAACAAATTACAAATTTTTTGCCATTATTAAATGCACGCTCAATATTTTTTAATAATTTTGCTTGCTGTATACTTGGCTCATATTCTTTTGGAAAATGATTTATATATCTACTAAACACGCTTTATTATAGTATACTATATCGGTTTTACAAATATTTTTTTATTAAATAATTTTGACGGTTTTCCAATAGAAATTTGTTTAAATTGGTTATATAGCCCCTTATTGTATCTACAAAATGAATCGATTGTATAATCAAAAGTCAGGCAGTCATCATTAATAGAAAATGAAAAAGGGTAAGGTATTTCATAAACAATTTTTTTATTTTTTTTCTCTTCCGATATTATTGTAAATGTACAGAAAAAATCTTTTATACAAAATAAGATTAGTTTACCTTTCTTTAAAGGTTTTGCTTCTAAATAAAAACCAATATTTTTTTGCAGAAAACCATTAACTGCCCGCTCTATTTGTTCTGAAGAAGTCATGTATTCATAAACCTTATTTTATCATTTGGCGAGAGTAGCGCCAACCGTTCATTAAAAAATTTCCAAAAATTTTGATTTGCTGGAATAGCTTGAATTAAATTACAAGCAGCCATATTAATACATCTATAATCTTGCATAAAAATATCCCAAGTAATAAGAACATTACTAACAGCAGGGTTAAATTTAGGTTGATTAATAGCCCTGCGATAATTTAATGCCAGTCTACCTTCAGGGCTCATGAGTAATTTTAAGGAGTTTGTACACAACATTCTTCTCGTAGGTGGTGATCCAAGTTTAGGGCGTTTACGCGAAAACTTAATCTCAGCTACGTTGGTTAGAAGAATGTTTTTTAACGTGGGTAGCGACACTTTCATTATCATTTCTTATAGAACAAATACCAAAAATTCTTTGCTCATTTAAAAAGAGACCTTTCTTTAGGTTACCATATCCATCAATATCAAGATTAGCTACCGGTACACCTAGATTATTAGGAAAGCAAACATAGTCACCTTTTTTAACATACTTTGCTGTAGGTCCGCAAAGAACAACTTCACCTATACGCCACGCTTTAGTATCAGCATTAATAGGTATGACAATTCCGTTACGAACAATTGAAGAACCGTCTTCCGTTTCATCAACATATTTTACAAGCAACACATCATCTAAAACAGTTTTAATATTATAACCATAAAATACTGAGTTAAATGAATTTTTAGGTAATTCTGATAAATCAATTAAACTTTTATGTACTGGTAGTAAGTCAATATTTGCGGGCATGATAAATAGATTTAATTACTTCTTTAGATTATTCAACTTTGTTATATAGTCAACAATCTCTCTTTGAGAGAGTTCTTTATTTTTTGCTATCAAAGTAATAACTTCTGTCTCTTTATTGTCTTTACTTTCTTTATTTTTTTTAAAGTAGTTAATTTTTTTAGAAGGTACTTTTGGAAATATAGCCATAAACAAGGAGTATAAATCTCTTTTATTTTCAAAAGTACCTATGTATTTGTTAATAATATTTGACGTTAATGCAACATCAGGTGAATACATGCTTAACCAACGATTTACTAAAAACGGTACAAATTCGTTTTCTTCATCTACTGCAGTAAAGCAGGATTGTTTTTTAGTAAAAAGTATATCTTTTATAACATCAAATATAGTCATTAACAAATAACTTTAGATGTAGCAATAAAAATGTCATCATTTAATTCGTAAAAAACTTTAATAACATCACTCATAAATTGTGTAGCTTGCTCGTCAGATAAATTTGTTGAAAAGGCAAATGCGGGAGCCTTTTTGCCTGCAGCAATATTAATACCCGTATGCCCTAACGCAATATTATTCTTAGAATATGTAATACTAACACTGCACTTACCTTTAGATTGAGTAACTCCGCCTTGTGTATGCTCTTTATGAACGATTAGATCATCACCGTTTACTTCAATTGGTGCTTTAAGATATTGTGTGCTTAAAATATTGGCTATCTGTGTATTGAATAATCTCTGCCACGCGACAGCTCCAAACGAATCAAGCATAGGAATTTCCCATAAGAAGTTTATAGCGTCATCGCTATATATGTAATCATTATTAAGAACATCTTCGCTATCTATCATACCTTCTAGCTCGACCTTCATTGGTGCTCTAAAAGCTACAATATTACCGATTGGTAATGTCTTTTCTCTAAAAAATTTATATGCAAATCTCGAATGTAGCAGCTTACCGTCATATACTTTTTGCTCAATAATCATTTAGTTATTATAGTATAAGGGTCTTAGTACTCAACTTTTTTAAATAAAAAGTTTATTTTTTCTTTACTTGTAAGTTTATAGATATTTAAAAATCCAATAGACTCTAAATATTCTAAAATTTCTATTTCTGATTTATTATGAAATTCAAGACAAATTTGATCTACATCTATACGTTCATCTATAATATCTTTTAAAACCCCGTATTCTGATCCTTCTATATCCATCTTGAGACAACTCAATTTATTATGATTTAATTTTTTCATTATAGTGCTAAGCTTTTTAACTGGAAATGATATGCTACCATTTGTATTTTCAGAGAACGAAACCCAACCAGCCTCTGGGGGTGGTGTAAATTTAGCAATACCATCAAAATTTGAGAGACCTAGATCATAAAAAAAGAAATTATTAATTTTTGGTTGTAGTTTGATCCATTCTACAGCTTTTGTTGTTGGGTCAAATGCGTGTACAGTACAGCCTGTATGCTCTATAATTGATGTATCAAATGTCACATCATTACCTATCCCGAAAGAATAAACTACACTATTTTTAGATAGAAGAGATAAATCAACTGAATGCCCGCCATAGTCTGAGCCGAGTCTAGCAATCATTGCACTAAAATACCAAACCCTTTCTTATGATTGTTATACGGGAAATTATATTTTTGCATAAAGTGTGTAATTGGTGCTTTATACATACTGTTTTTTAATTGTGCAGTTAAATTTAAGAATTGTTGCACAACATTCTTATCTAACAATGGATATCTTGTCTCTATTCCAAGACTACCAGCAATTGCCTCTTCTTTTGCAAGGTAACTACTATTTGAACCGTAATAAAAATTATTCCATGGAAAAACTGTTGTAAGGTCATCAGGAAAAATATACGGGTTCCATTTACCGCAGAAACCATAGGTCTGTAAATTGCTTGTAATTTCATCACCGCCTTGTCCTGATAATTGTACTTTGACTCCTAAATCGCGCTTAACATCGCTTAATATTTTATACAGCCCCCGTGCACCCGAATCTTCAAATCCTAGAGTATTTGCAGAATGATCAACTCCATAGTAAAATCT